CGTTTTTGATCCTCTAGTGCAGGCAGCTATTGCAAGCAAGCATTTGTATGTATTCTCTACTACTACTATGAACGCCGATGCTACTGCAGGTCGTTTCACTGTTGAGTTAGAATACTCAGTACATTAAGGGGGATAACTAATGGTTGACCAAGCTGCATTAGTAGGAGAAAACTTAGGGTGGTCTGTAGAGACTGCAGTTACTCTAGGTAACACTGCTACTACACACGTAGTTTGCACTAACGCTAAGATGGTGCTTATTGAGACAAGTCATGATTTAGACATTGGGTTTGCAGCAGCGGAGGCTGATGTTACAGATAATGATATTATGCTTCCTGCGGGTGTACATACTCTTGTAGTACCTAAAGCTATAGGCAATGCTACTATACTAAATTATAGACGAGGTAGTGGTAGTAGTACATTAGTACGTGTAATTTTATCGTAAAACTAAGTAGCCCCGTTGTGTAATAAGTGCATGACGGGGTTGCATTAATATCTATATAAGTATATACTAAATTATGGTATAACTATCTCTGGTAACAAAGGAGATATACCATGTTTAAAAGACTAATAAGTAGACTACAGTATAATCAAATGCGTAGAGTAGAATACTGGCAGCTAAACAATATGTCAGACGCTATGCTAAAAGATATAGGAATAAGTCGTGGCGAAATCAAAGACAGGTTCTACAACCAAGAAAAAGTCAACCGTTAATGCGGCTGGTAATTACACTAAGCCTACTATGCGTAAGTCTCTTGTGGCATCCATTAAGGCTGGCGGCAAAGGTGGAAGTCCTGGACAGTGGAGTGCTAGGAAAGCCCAGATGGTCGCTAAGCAATACAAAGCTAAAGGTGGAGGATATAAGTAAATGGCACTAACTAATCAAAATAAAAAGAAAGTTAAAAAGGTTATTAAAGGTTTAAACAAAGCCTCTAAACTACACGCAGGTCAAGCTAAAGTCTTAAAAGGTATAGCAGGCAAAAGCAAAAAGGCTAAAAAATGAAGAAGATAAAACAAGTACTGAGTCGTATAAAAGCTCTCTTCAAACGTATAGCTAAGGCTTGGAGAGTTTTACTAAACAAACAGATGTGTGAAACGTGTGAAGGGTGTAGCTGTAATACTTAATGCCATATTTAACTAGCAACATACCCCACTTCAAAGCGTGGGTACGCCGTGAATACACCAAGAACATGGAAGAGTATCACGGGGAGTTCTTACACTGTATGGTTATAGGCGTTACTACAATGCCTAACCGTACACTGAGCTTTCAAGTAATCTTTACAGGATGTGAGTCTGACGATACAGATGATCCTAACATACACGGGGGTGCAATGTGGGCTAGAATGCCACTTACTGCACTTGTAGCTGATACACGCTACGAAGAGTGGCCTGAAGAATTGCCACCCTACCTTGCTCAGCCTTGGGACTGCATGTCTCACTGGCACTCAGTATATAAACTGGAGAGAGCAAGCCCAGCGCCGTGGATGGCTAAAGTAGACGGGGAGTTTTACCCTGCTAAGTATTATTTTACTGTAGACTATACTGACAGTGAAGTAGCAGATGATCCTGCACAGCATAAACAATCTCATGTGTTGGAGTTGTTAGATGCAGGACCATACACAGGTAACATGGTTGCGTTACCTAATAACAGAGTGAGGGTAACTCATCCAGCTTGGTTTGAAACAGGAGAAGGTGCTCCTGACTTTAGGCCAAATCAACACACGTTTAATTCAAAGGAGAACGTAGACTACGTTTGGGATACACAAAGAGTTTTTAACAATCTTTATCGGGAGACAGAGTAATGAAGAAAATGAAGAAAAAAGGAATGGCTAAAGGTGGAGCCATGAAGAAGAAAAAAGGTTACGCAGCAGGCGGCAAACTACCCATGAAAAAAGATCCTAAGACAGGTGCAATGGTTCCTGCCTACGCTATGGATGGCAAAGGTAAGATGAAAGACGGTGGCAAGGTCAAGAAAAAAGGTATGGCTAAAGGCGGGGCTATGAAGAAGAAGACCATGGCTAAAGGTGGGGCTATGAAGAAAAAAGGTTACGCTATGGGTGGTGTAACCTCTTATGGTACTGCTAATCCAATGCCTATGGGAATGCAAGATCCAAAAATGCCTATGGACCCCAAGAAGCCTTCAATGGCTAAAGGTGGTAACATGAAGAAGAAGACTATGGCTAAAGGTGGAGCCATGAAGAAGAAAGGCTATGCAGCAGGCGGCAAAATAATGACGTATAATGTGGGTGGTATGGTTAAAAGTACTGGCACTCTAAATACGGGTATTAGAAAAGCTAGTCCTACAGGCTACAACAGCTAATGCCACTAAAAAAATCTCAGAAGAGCTTAGCAGCTTGGGGCAAGCAGAAGTGGGGTACTAAAAGTGGTAAACCATCTACTCAAGGTCCTAAAGCTACAGGTGAACGCTATCTCCCCAAGAAAGCTATTAATTCTCTTAGTTCTTCTGAGTATGCCGCTACAACACGATCCAAGCGGAAAGGCACTGCTTCGGGTAAGCAGCATGTGGCTCAACCAAAAAAAGTTGCTAAAAAAGTAAAACCTTACAGGAAGATTAAGTAATGGCACGTACTCTTACAGAAAATCAACAAAAGTTTTTAAACGTACTATTTGAAGAGGCTGCAGGAGATGTTGTGTTAGCTAAGAAGTTAGCAGGATACAGCGAAGGTTCGTCTACTACAACTATTGTAGCTTCATTAAAGGATGAGATATTTGATGCGACTAAAGAATATATGTCTAGGGTGGGTCCGAGGGCTGCTGTTGCTTATGCCAGCGCTCTTGACGATCCTACCCAGCTAGGTATAAAAGAGAAGATGGTAGCAGCAGGACAGATACTAGATCGTGCTGGTATTGTTAAAACTGAAAGGGTTGCAGTTGAGTCAGTAGGTGGTTTGTTTATACTTCCACCCAAGAATAGTGACGATGCAGAAGCCAAGTAGACCTGCTAGACCTTTAAAGTTTGAGTACTGGATGTTACCTGAAGCACCTTTTAAGGTTAAGCTTTGGGAGCGAATACCTAGAACTAGTAGATACTTACCCTTTGGATATGAAATAGATCCAGAGAACGAAGATTGGTTAAACCCTATTTCTAAGGAACTAGAGCTATTAGAGCTTGCAAAGAAGCACTTAAAGAGTTATAGTTACAGGCAAGTGTCTGCGTGGTTGACTACACAATCAGGTAGAAGTATAACACATGATGGCTTAAAGAAAAGAGTAGACGTTGAAAGAAAGCGAAAAAGACTTACTACAATTAAACGCAAGTTTGCCGACAGGCTCCAAAAAGCGTTACGTGAGATCCAAATCCTTGAAACGGAAAGAGTCGGTTACTACTCCTGTGAAGGAAGCAGTAGCTCCCATGAAGATACCAGCCGCACCTAAGGCTGCAGAATATGATGTACCTAATGCACAAAACATAGTGTTTAAACCTAATCCAGGTCCACAAACACAATATCTAGCATCAGGAGAACGTGAAGTACTATATGGTGGGGCTGCAGGCGGTGGCAAGAGCTATGCCACATTAGCTGACCCATTACGCAACCTAAACAGTCCAGACTTTAGTGGGCTACTAGTTAGACACACAACAGAGGAACTAAGAGAACTAATACAGAAGAGTCAAGAGTTATACCCTAAAGCTATTCCTGGAATTAAGTGGTCTGAGCGTAAGAGCCAGTGGACTACACCTAGAGGCGGTACACTGTGGATGTCATACCTAGACAGAGACACAGACGTTATGCGCTACCAAGGACAGGCTTTTAACTATGTAGCCTTTGACGAGCTAACTCAGTGGAGTACCCCATTTGCTTGGAATTATATGCGCTCAAGATTACGTACTGCAAACAAGGACTTAGGGCTTTACATGAGAGCAACTACAAACCCAGGTGGCAATGGACACTCTTGGGTTAAGAAGATGTTCATTGATCCAGCGGCTCCTAACACAGCATTCTGGGCAACGGACATTGAGACTAGCGAGGTACTAAAATACCCATCAGGGCATAGCAAAGCTGGAACGCCCCTGTTCAAGCGTAAGTTTATACCTGCTAGTCTTTTTGATAACCCATACCTCTCTGAGAGTGGTGACTACGAGGCAATGCTTTTATCACTACCTGAGCACCAACGTAAACAGTTGTTAGAAGGTAATTGGGACGTAAACGAAGGAGCAGCTTTTCCTGAGTTTAATAGACAAATACACGTTGTAGACCCCTATGACATACCCTCAGGGTGGACAAAGTTTAGGGCCTGCGACTACGGTTATGGGAGTTATACAGGCGTTGTCTGGTTTGCTGTGTCACCTAGTGAGCAGCTTATTGTATACAGAGAGTTATATTGCTCTAAAGTTACAGCTACGGATCTAGCTGATTTAATACTAGAGGCTGAAAGTAATGATGGTGCAATAAGATACGGCGTGTTAGATAGCTCCCTGTGGCATAAGCGAGGAGACAGCGGCCCGTCCTTGGCTGAGCAGATGAATCAGAAGGGTTGCCGTTGGCGTCCATCTGATAGATCACGAGGCTCACGGGTTGCAGGTAAAAATGAGCTTCACCGCCGTTTGCAAGTAGATGAGTTTACTGAGGAACCAAGACTCGTTTTCTTTTCTACTTGCACCAATACTGTGGCTCAACTACCTAGTATACCTCTAGATAAGAAAAACTTTGAGGATGTAGACACACACGCAGAAGACCACTTGTATGATGCAATAAGATATGGTATAATGACTAGACCAAGAAGTTCTTTATGGGATTTTGATCCTTCAACACAACGAAGCGGTTTTCAAGCTGCTGATTCAACGTTTGGATATTAAGAATGGCAAAAAACGAAAACGAGCAGACAGAGTTGTTTGAGACAGATGAAGTATCTGTTATTCAAGATGGTGATGAACTTAATGCAGGCAGTGTAGTAGACTACATCTATTCTAGGTTTAAACGTGCAGAGGACGCAAGGCAAACAGATGAGCTTCGTTGGCTACGTGCTTACCGTAACTACAGGGGTCTATATGGCTCAGACGTACAATTCACTGAAACGGAGAAGTCTCGTGTA